AGTAAAAATATACATGACGGAGGATACCCAGACCAAGCATTAGTTAATCTTGGATTTGAAGATGCAGAGGTTGTAGGTATGGTCCAAAACAATTTACAGGTAATAGATGTAGTATTGTCAGAATCTAAAGCCCAATATGACAAAGTAAAAGGGCTTTTAGAAACTGAAACAACTAATGATTTAACTACAGTTAAAAAAGCTTTTATATTGCCTATGTGTCATATATCTACAGACAGACTAAAAGCAGCACTTAAGGAACATAAAATTACTGTTATTAATGATTATGAGAAAGCTGACTTTATTGTACCGCATATTAACTTTTATGATAGCTATTCACAAATTGAGAATATACCGCAAACTAAAATGCTATTCCATTTACAGAATGGTTATTATTGCAATGACCATAGAACATGTGTAGAAGATTATTATGATGACACAAAAAATAGCGTTATACTAGACAAAAGAAGCCTTGGTGATAGGTACCAGCATAATATAGATTATGATAGTTTACCTTACGACTCTTTTGTGTTTAGTAACATGGCTATTCGTATTGCTGATCTAGTAGATTCCGGTGATTTACAAGTTGTAGAAACAGATACTATACTTAATCAGTCTGCTAACAGGGTTCCTATGACAGAAGAACTCATGGAGGATCTTAATAAGATGATTAGTGGTTACTCTGCTAGTGACGAGGAGTTACAAATGGCAGGTAAAATTATACCTACCATTGATCCTACAGGAGAGCCATATCTTTTGTATAAGTATTCTAAAGAATTCTTAGGCAATATAGAGTACAAGTACAGTAGAAACAAGGATGTTATATACTGGCTAGATAAACACAATTGTAGTTATTTATCTCGTATAACTGCTGAGGATGCTATTAAACATTTTGAGCAAGAAGGTAAACTAGACTCTAGATGTTTTAGAGCACTGGAGGTAGAATGCCGTAAGGAGATAGTAATTAGTAACAGAGAATTATATACATTTAAAGTTCAAGTTAAACCCGAGTATAGAAAGTACATGAAATAACTGAGAAGAGTTGTTTGTACGACTCGTGTTTAATTGATTGCATAAAGGGGGAGGTAATGTTTCAACAATACCACAGATTACAGAGTAATGACACTGACAAATAGTTTTCTATTTGGATAAGGGCCTCCCCTGATATGTTTAACCATTAAAAATTAAAAACATGAAGAAGAAAATAGCATTAATAGATGGTGATAGCCTTATCTATTATGAGATGGGTAAGCCCACCCTAGAAGAGGCGCTAGAAAGTCTAGATGGCAGACTTGAACAGATGTTTGCAGAAACTGAAGCAACACACTATATGGGATTTCTTACAACAGGTAGGTGTTTTAGATATACTGCAGCTAAAAGCAAACCTTATAAAGGTAATAGAAAGTATGGTGATAAACCATATATATTTCCTGCTATAAAAGAATATCTTAGACAGCATTGGGGATTTGTTTCTGTTCCACAGCTTGAGGCGGATGACCTTGTTTCTATATTTCACACAGATCCTTTTGGAAGTACAGTTATATGTAGTCCTGACAAGGATGTTTTATATCAAAATCGTGGTATGCATTATAACTATGGTAAAGCAGAAACTATTGTAGTTGATGAGGTAGAGGCTACAAGATTTTTGTGGAAACAAATGCTTATGGGTGACAGCACTGATGGTATTACAGGTATACCAAAAGTGGGTCCAAAGACTGCTGATAAGTGGCTGGAAGATGTAAA